TATCTTCCCCTTCTGGTGCTGGTAAGAAACGGAGAACGGCATAACCGTTACCTGTTTTATCTACTTCTGGTTTCCAGAGTCTTTCATCTGCTCCACCACTAGTAGTATTCATCTTCTCCACTTCTTTAACTAATTTTTGAGTTAAAGATCCTAGAGAGGATTGTTTTTTTAGGTCGTTAAATGACATTAGATTTGTATCTAGATTTGGCTTGTGTGTATACCCATTATAAAAGACTTAAAGATCCTTGTCAATATGTTGTTTCATCATCTCTACCGCATGAGACATATTATTAAAGAGAGAAGACATATCTGTATTAGATGGGAGACCCATCATAGATGCAGATTCTATAATACGTTTTTTCATTTCTTGTGCTTCAGGATCATCTGATAAACTCAAACGTGCATACATAATTTTCTGTTTATCAATAAGTTTTTCCAAAAGTTTTATATGAATCATCTTATCAGAATCATTCATATAATAAAAATTCATTACATTAGAATAGACCTCTTCCTGAAGCTCTTGAACTTCAGTCATCTCTGCTCTAACTATATCGGAATCAAAAAAACTCATGGATTAATAACCATTGACAACAACCTCCTTTAAGATTTTTTTATAACGGAATACATCTATATTTAGGAAAGGTGAGTATTTTTTCACCCTTCTACTGACGGTTTCCCACACGGGATCTTTTAACTTTTTATCAAAGTCTTTTCCGTATCCCAGTATTCTATCATATATTACCATACTTTCAATACTTAGACTACCCCCTAAAAATTTCTTCAATATAATCGGATGTCCTTTACTACAATCAAATACATCATCAACTTTATTATCACTAAACAAACTCTCTGATTCTTCTTTAAAAATATAAGAAAGTGACTGAACTTTTTTCTTCCATTCAGTATATCTACCCTCTCCATCTTTAATCATCTCTCCAATCCACATTGTTTCT